ATATGTAGATATGTAGATATGTAGATATGTAGATATGTAGATATGTAGATATGTAGATATGTAGATATGTAGATATGTAGATATGTAGATATGTAGATATGTAGATATGTAGATATGTAGATATGTGTTTATCAGATGAAAAAACTTTTGATGGTGGAAAATTATTTCAATTTGTCTATTTATGACACTGTTTATTTCCAAGTAAAAATACTTTGTGAAAGAATTTTATTTCAATTGAATTTATTATTCAATTGAATTTATTATTCAATTGAAATAATATAGACAATGGGTAATTTGGTCTCCAAACGATTTAAATATACAACCATTTCCGGCATGATGAAATCTGATAATGATGCTAATCAGACAGTCGCCAATTCATGGAAAGAAGCAAAAAACAAGAATACAATTGTCATGGTGAAACAAGTATTTGATTTTAAAATTATGTTGGAAATTTATGGACAAAAGTTTAGTTGTGTTTTGGACACAGGTTCCCAACACAACGCAATGCCCAAATACATTGTAGATGAACTAAATTTGGATAGTATTGTTGATAAAACAATGAATTTACGTTTTAGTGCCCTGAGCGGACAAGGCATATCGTATGGTATTATACCATATTTGGATATCAATCTAATTGGGAATAATTGTCCGACTGGGTTTGTCGTTATAGATAAGGCAGGAATACGTGATATTTTGTTAGGTACATCATTCATGAGATATTACAAAGTAATTTTAGATTTTGAAAAAAATAAAATATTCATTAATGAATCAGAAATACCCATCAAAATAATTGAAAGAAAATGTTTTTGGATATAGTCATCCATCTATTATTATAACGGTCAGTTAGGTGTATACTACATTCTAAACTGATATCAGGAGACATATGCACGAGTTGAATAGATAATTTTCGTTTGTGTCTAGAAACAATTAACTAAATTTATACTATATACAATATATAGATGGTCTTTGCTGTGATCGAACACAATCTCTGTGAATTTTTCCGTTTAATTACACGTTTGGATATCACTTGTATTTTAAATCATATCATTTATTTTCTCATTTGTTCAGTCTGCTGTATATTTTCCGGATATTTACTGACATGTCGATTAATTGGTAACTGTCAAGAACTATTGAATATATTGTTCAATTTCAAGGACGGTTTACTGATTACTTGGAATAGTTTATGGCGTTCCCTCGGAAAATTTCGTATTACGATTGTATGTATTTGGATTGCATTAATAGTGATGAATATATTCATTTTACCCCTTTTCACAAGACCTGGTGCACCCGAATTCGATGTGCAAATGCATCGCGTGTTTCAAGAATTTGATCGTCCCGATGATGCACGAATGGATCGACAAATGAATGATCGTCAAAATGTCCATGATAGTATCGTAACTAATTACATCATCGAATCAACTAAAAGATTAGGTCAATTACAGAGACCATTTGATCAACTAAGAACGGAGATAGAATCATATTTATTATTATCAAATGATACACGTGCACCAGATGCAATTGAAGTGTTTCATCATATTTGTCAGACTAATATGTACCATATGGGTACCAATAAAACTGAGACTGAATTGTTGGGGTTAGTGTGGCAGAGAATTACTCATCCAGTCAATCACGAGCATGTCAGTGATCTCAAAGAATCACTATTGTATCAATTAGCAGATTGCAAAGAACATGAAATTATTGTTTGTGGAGTCGGGCGGATTTCCAGAATTATCCAGACATTAGAATGTCTGGATGCAGAAGGAATCGTCAACATACATCCTACTTGGTCAGTTAGTGAAAACATTGGAGACTATGTTACTAAATACATTGAAAAACTATCAGGTCAATTACCAAAACAATATAAGGATGCAATTGATGCTGTAGATAGGACACCGGAACAGCAACAATTAGCACATCAATTTTACCGATGTGTCAAGAATAATTTAGAGAAAAAATTCAAGTTGATGTACTTGGATACACACCTGTTAACAAAAGCCCAATTAGATAAACTTTCAAAAGAATATATGGATCAACTCGAATAAATATCTAACATATTTACATACCCTATGATTGGGGCAATATTTCTTGGATCATTTACTCACGGATTAATCGCTTAATAATATCATCAATATCGAATCTGGGTTTTCTTTCAGACTTCTTCAATTCTTCAAGATCTATCAACTTCACTGTCATTTCATGATCAACCACAATATTACCTTCATGTAGATCATCATGTATAATTGTGTTGTCACTGAGTAATTGTTTAATGTATAACAACTGTTGTATTATTTTACGTCGATCCTTTTGTGATAACTGGTCAGATTTTAGGATAGATTCAATACTATCACCTCCATATTTTTGTAGCATAACGGGATATTCACCAATAGATCCAAACCAATATACTTCTGCAACAGGAATATGATATTTTACCGCCAATTGATATCCCTTCTTTTCATTCTCATATAATGTTCCCCGACTCTCTCCACCACCCCACCAGAGTTTGAGAACACATTCGTTTCCATCATATATAACCTTATAGATTATAGAAGTAGAACCAAAACCAATAAAATATTGTGCATATGGATTAAATATGCATCCATATTCTTCGCACGCTTTTACAATCATATCAGTATATTTTTTCTCATAACCAACAATTGACTCAATGTGATCCATACGTGTAAATCCTTCATCATATATGTCGTCATTCAAAAATTGCTCGAATTTCGCATATAATTTATGATTATATTCATTTTCATAAAAATATGTGTTCAGTCCTGACCCAAATTGTTTTTGATGTAACCTACAATATTTTGGATTGTCCCCAGGATGTCTACTGGGCGGATTGAGACATTGTCGATTGGTGGTTTTTGTAACACTTTGACATGATTTTCGGCGATGCATGTGTATATATTAATTTTATATTTTAATATTAGTAACCTAAATTATCAAGTAAATCTATCGCTTCTGGATGTTTGTGTTCCCACTCAAGCGCATCGACTTCTTTAGTCGGAATTATATCCCAATGTTTTTGGATATTAGATAAGTTTTTTATTATTGGTAACTGATAACATTGATATGTATCGATAAATTCCATATCAATTACCTCTGATTGATATGGAAGTATATTACCAGTGTCACTCAATTTTTCCTTGTATGTTTCCCAGTCAAGTAATGTCGCTATCTCCCCACTATCCGGATCATATAGAAAAGAGAGCCACGCTGCCCAAAAATCACCACTTTTTGCTACTATTCCATTTTGAGAGAATAGTACAATTATTGAGTCACGAATTTGTCGTGACTTAATGTCTGATGTTATCGTGGATTCAAACCATGGACCCACTGAAAATTTTGGAAGATCATCAATTAATTCGATTTCCGATGCGTTATTTCGAAATCGGGAATGCATACAATTAATACCTAATTGAGATTGACATTGACATTGACATTGACATTGACATTGACAAATTTTCACTGTATGATGAGGTTCTTGATACATTAATAAAATTGTATTGGATTATTGAATGTAAATTCAATCAAATTTTCTGAAATTGTTATAATAAATTTTAATGAGATGTCGAGGACATTGGTGTATATAATTCTCCTCCCCTGGCAAAATTGATTCATGATTTTTGTTATCTTTTAATAAATAAATAAATATGGGTCAGGACACATATGCAGGTATTGGTGTTGCTATTGAGATTCAATTAACATTAGAAAATATGCCATTAATCATCAAATTGTTGAAGCAGCAAATTGATTGTTATGTTCACCCATATGAATGTGAGGATGAAAAATGTGAATTTATAGATAAAATATATGATATATTGCCAGATGAATCGTGTGATTTGTCAGATCCATCTGATAAAAATAGTGAAACCGATTCTCAAAAGTCTGATGACAATGGATCATGGGAAACTATTATTCACGAAGAGATAGAATATTTAATGCAACTACAAACAGAGGAACAATTTGAAACATTTTTAGAACATATTGAACTTACCGAAGGATCACCTGTCCATTTTATCACAAGTGTCACAAGTGCTTACGCACGAAATATCAGTCGAAGAAATAATCCTTCCATTTTTGATTTCAATGATCAATCCGTTGATGATGTCATCAAAGGATTCTCGGAAGCAAGACAAAAATTTGTCGACCTCGGAATACCCACCGAACAAATTAGGGTCGGGTATGTACTTCACGATTCTTATTGAAAATAGTGAGTTATTTTTTATAAACTCGACACTCAAATCGCCCGGAATGATGAAAATGACTCATCAATTCCTCACGTGTGAACCGTGCGATATCACCATTATTTTTAATATAGATATCAATATCAAATAATGGATACAATTCCCTGAATTTATTGACATTGGGTAATCGATCTTCACTTACACCAATAGTGTAATAATGTGTGCAAGGATTCGTAAATCGTGGATTTACATCTTTATATGCTTTGATATAAAAATCTTTGTCCAGCTGATCTGGGTTATTGTTTGGTGTAGGAATACTGGCATATGCTCTAGCCAGAGTCAATGGTTGACGATATCTCGTAAATGTGGGGTTAGTTTGATAATCCATATAATAGTGTATATCATTGATTCATGATAATTTTTTATACCGATAAACATATTTATATCGATAAACATATGTATATATGGATCAAGTCTATCTATTATCCGAATCAGTCAATATTAAACTGATTCATTCCTCTGTTGAAACATATAGAGACAGATTGACACAGTTAATTGTCAACGATCTAACAAGAGAACTAATAGAACATTAGGAAGTCTTTATATGGCATCAGACGTATTACTCCACAATTCATGTCACAAAAGAGAACATGTTCATACAATCATTGATTGGTTCAATACTGATAACTGGTCTTTAGAACTCTTCTTCGGGCAATCGTTAATTGACCAAATTTAGAGGATATATTACTGAAGAACCTTGAAATATATTTGTCGTTTATATGTATCACGAATTTACACATCAGTCAACAAACTCGTGGGTATCTTATCAAGATACCCACATTATTATTGAAAATGGATTCATCATACTAACTTAGATGAAATTTTTAAAAATACCCAATATACATTTTTCTCAAGATAATTATATAGAAAAATGGCGGAGAAACATTATTGCGAAGGATTGACACAAAAAGGGGAACATTGTCATAATGTAGTAACACCTCCTCAACATTATTGTCACATTCATACAAAATGAGACAAATCCCTGAAATTTTAGCGAAATGTCAACACACACGTTTGGGTGCTAGATCACCGTTGGGTCTCGTGGATGCCAATATTTTACGACAAATTATGTCACATTCACCCCCCAAAAAAACATCACGATAATGGATGATCATTATGAGCCACTTGCTTTCTATGTCTCACAGCTTTTTGAAGGCGAAGACATCTTATTATGGGAAGGGGTGCTACAGCCGGGGATATTTGGTGTCTTAAACGAGGATATTAATTACCATAATATAACAATGAGAAGTGATCTACCCATTAGAATCAATGTGTTCCACAATGCATTCTCCATTGGATCCGCTATTATAACTCCGGAACAATTTACTGATCTTAAAAAGATCAGCGCCACCCTATTCCCTAATCACCGAGGGGAGGTCATATTAAGCTATACTGGTAAGAAAGCAGTACACGTTATGCTAAAAATCGAACCAGCACCCACAACCGAAACGGAAACCATAACAACAACCAGCCAGTTCAACGGATATCTTGGAATATTTGATAAATTATGACTACAATTCATCAATAAACATATTTATATTGATCAACATTATATATGTATAATGTTTGATATAGATCAAGTCTATCTAATTTCAAAATCGGTTGATATTAAATTAAATCATTCATTTGTTGAAATATATGGAGACAAATTGACGCCGTTAATTGTCAACGATTATGTAATTGACAACCATCTAACAAGAGGATTAATAGAACATTTGGATACAATTACATCTCTAACATTAGATCACTTTGATTGGCAGTATTATTTAGCGAAATATCCTGAAATTGACAAACATTTAAACAAACATGATGTATGGAAGTATTGGACTGAAATCGGAATACCACAACACCACAATCCAATAAATATGTGCTCCGTCAATCACCGTGATGATGCATCGATATTGTTATGTCTACTGCAGGTCTTTGTTGATTCATTAGATAAACATTATGAAAAAATTCTTGTAATCAATGCGGCAACCGATAAACAGTACGTGCCTGACTTTAACAATGAGATATTAAGCAACTTAATTTCGGTCATCACTGTGAATGATGTTTGCATTTTTACAAACAACCAAGTCAACTATGCATATGTTATTGACAAAAAATTGTATTTACCCCTATTAGTTGAATTATCATATTTTATCTACAATTTTGATGAAATATTAGTCTCATACATTTCACACAACAACATTCCATATCAAATCTTCGAATACACTACACAATCTTATCAGGATCTAGATACATTTTCACTCAATAATCCACTGGAAGTCAGTGAAGATTGTTCCAAAATCATCCGATTAAGACGTAAATTTTTAAAACAAAGATATGTGGAGTTCTTGAAAAAATATCAAATTGACGCCGCAGATAAGGCTAAAATAGATCATATTATAAAACAATATTCCTTCGATCTGATTAAATCGAAATGGAACAGTGATCTTCGGTTAGATGAAGAAAATTACTTCTTTTTATGTCAAAACATCAATAAATTTAATTATTTCACCAAACTCAAAATTAAAGACTCATCCACAAAACTATGTGAACCCAATATTATTTATTTTGACAGAGAATTTTATTTGAGAACATATCCCTGTTACCGAAATGTGTTTAAAAACTATAATGATGCATTTGCTCACTATGTAAATCATGGAATTAGTGAGCGATTGTTATCAAATAATGCCATTTTCACACTAACAAAGTGTTGTCAAGATTATCTATTAGATCAAATGCTCAACCCAATGCCACCTAACATCAATTATCACGAAAATGATCCATTAATCTACATATTAACAAGAACTTGCAATCGGGAACACCTCTTCACACAATGTGTTGAGTCTCTATTAGCCCAACAATATCCAAATTTACGTCATATTGTGTCATATGACAATGCAGAAACTCATCAATATATCAAAAAATTTCAACATATTTATGATATTGTTGATTTAACTTCAAAGAAATTAAAAATTCACCCAAATGAATATATTGATTATTTATATGATCATATTCCACCCAAAGAACCCGGATGGGTCTTAGTATTAGATGACGATGATAAATTTATGACTCCTTATGGGCTACATTATCTGAAAAATTATTTGGCCAATGATAAATCATTAATCATTTGGATGTTATACCGACCCGATAAATTTATATATCCGGCCAACAAGTCCGCTCCAGTCGTTGGCGAAATAGGCTCCTGTTGTTATTTATATCACACATCAACGATCCAGAAAAATTGTTGGGGTCCCGGTGGCATCGGTGATTATCCCTGTTTCCGGCGTTTATTTAGCCGCTTAAGAGATCACATATATATTGATTTACCATTAACGGGAATCAATTATGAACAACAAGTCAGTGGGTGGACGGCATCATAATTAATTATTTGTGATTGATAGAACCAACGTTTATTTATAAGATAATTATATATTGTACCTGAATGCTACCATTCGTAGACTATCTAACGATATTAACTCTAATCGCAAGTATATCCATTTTAACTAACTATGCATATCAATCGTATCCATATGTGTATGTCAGTGGAATTATGTTTTTATGTATCAGTGTCATACACATGGTTAAACGAGATCAAATTGAACATTTACAAGTATTATGAGAAGCTATTCAAAATGTCGGTAGCATTTACAATCAAAATAAAATGATTATCAAGGATCTAGATGTAACAGGTAACTTTAATTTATTACCTAAAGGTACCATTGTGACTTGGAGTGGTATTACGGCACCCAGTGGGTGGATATCATGCGATGGTAACAATGGTACACCTGATTTGCGTGGTAGATTTGTTATTGGTATAGGTCAGGGCGTCGGGTTAACTAATCGATCACCCAATGACAAAGGTGGTGAAGAAAGACACACATTATCCGTCGCAGAAATACCTGTACATAGCCATTCAATGACCACATTATATGAGCATCACAGATCTTTTGCAGGAGCTGGTGGAGATGATAAACCTGTTAAAACTAGCTGTGGTGATTGTACTGGATTTCATCCTTCGACTGATTCGATTGGTGGTAATCAACCACACAATGTTATGCCACCATTTTACGCATTGGCATATATTATGAAAATATAACATATTTAGATATTCATGTATTCATTATCCAATTGGCACCTTTTTTGTCAAACCAATTCGTCACTTGACATTGACATAAAGGACAATGAATCATATAATTAGGATCACATGGATTATAACAGTCCCAATGAAATATATGTCCACATGGGATCAATTTAATATCACATCCACGATGAAGACATACTGGACACCTTATACCTATTTCATGAGCTAACACAGAATGATGTGCATACAAACCATTGGAATTGGTTGGTATTCGACTCCACCTGATGTATTGACTCATTCAACTAATAAGTGATTTATATACTTAATATCGAGTTATTTATCTAATCTAAATTAATGTTAAGTTGAAAAATTGTTTATCCTCAATTCATTCTATATTGATATTCAATTATAGAATGGGGCACGATTGTGATTTTTATATTCATAACTCTCAACCGTTAAGACAATATCATTATTATCTCTTTTTCAATTTCTCACAATTTGAGAAGCAATATGGTTGGCATATTAATATGGCACATGGGCATACGGTACAAACTATTATGAAACAACTCGCACCCATTATTCAAAAATTAGAGACTGATGTGGGAATCACACATGATCAATCTTGCATATACCTCAGTGAATCAGATGCATGGTCCCCTATACCCATCGTTTTTCCGGATCACCTGAGAAGTCTCTATCATTTGTGTTTTGAAATTGCCCAAGAATATCCTGATGATAAGGTTGTCATGTATCGCGATCAAGATTATAGAGTAATTCCTTATCAGATTGTCGGTTATCAGTCCGATGGTTGTTGTTCTTGTCCAAAATATTCATCTGACGATGATACTTTTTAAAAATTTAGTAGTTACTTGAGATAATTTGTCTGAAACTAACCAGTGTCAATTTTCTGTCTGGTAAAATATGTTTATTATATAACACATAAATGGCTCGAATTAATCCAATTATTCCTATTGCAATAATCGCGCATGGGTCAATTCTTGTTGGATCCACAGACAGAAAAACAACAGTACTACCAGCGTGGACTTCTGCAAGGGTATACCTATGTGAGTGGTGCTGTGCTGTGGTGTGCCCTGCACGGATGGAGATAGTAACCATCTCATCCCTGGTCTCCGTGCAATGAAATTTGATATGGGTATACTAACGAATTGGTTGATGCACGCCACACAAAAAAACATTGATGTAAGGTTGCATGATAGACAGTCAGTATGCACATATAATAATGATAGTAAATATTTAATGCGTGTTTATAACTCGGTCCAGATGGTTCCCAATTTATTTTTAGATTTGAAGTTGCAAGTACACAAACCGGTGCATATGTGATATATAAAGCATCTAAGAGTGAAATCATTAATCATTCGGTACGATTCGCAGTAGATCGCACAGATCTATCTGGACAAGGAGCAATATATCCTATTTTCGACCCAAATAATTGGGACAATGATTTTATCGCCCAAGTTTTGGTACCTACTATCTCCCCCGAGACCGGAAGCCGCATTATACATTTTGCTCACCCTCGTAAAACTATGCAAGATATAATCAATTATTATCAAACTATACCAGGTCATAAAGTACTATATATTATGTCATGTGCAGCATATTTCCCACTGGACTATCATATGTATCTCGAATATATTGAGGCATCTGCACAGATGCGTAATATGAGAACTAATTTGATTCATAAGAAAATCAATATCAGAAACTGATTCAGGATTTCCACATTGCTAATCCTGGATTCTCCCCCCCCCCAGCCAGGTGGAGACACATTTTGATGAATATATCGCAAAACAACCGTGTGAAGATCACATCTTTTGGCTACTTAGGAAGTTTGACGAATTTAAAGGGATAATGGATGGGGTACTCGATACAGTTAGTAGCATTGATAACAGATCATGTATCAGGGACTCGTGTGATCTACCGATGTTCGAAAATTCAAAGGCTTTGTTTGTGCTAGTTTCTTTCGACCGAGCGATATATGATCGACTTGTTGCCAAATATCATATTATTGATCCAGCTTTCGGTCAATTTGTAGACCAATACACTTTTCTCAGAATGCCCGGGGCGGCAATGGCAAAAAAAAAGGTTCACCTCTCAAAATTTAGAGGGTGTCCAGAAATACAACATTGGTAAAAAATTCAAAAGTGATTTACTGTTTTTTCCAGTAAATCATTTTGAGTCATATCTATCAATGTAGTATCTGATTATTTTAAAAATAAATATTTTATTATGATCCATAGGTATTTTTATATTTTCTATAAACTCGAAACACACAGAGTGACACCACATGAGATAATCTGTGGATGTTTACTTATGGACGAACAATTGATACTATGTGATACATAGTAATGCTAAATACAAATATGTCCGATATGAATCAACGGTCTTTGTGTATTTGATCATCAGTCCTCTAAACCCTCTAATATTACCATTCATTCGCTCAATTCGATTACGATATTGATTGAGCATAGTCATTTCTTCGGTTGGTCGGTGATGACTCATCTATGAGGGAGATCTTGTTCTTTTCGGTTTTGAGATAAGATGTATCTTATGTTTGTGCTCTATCTGGTCAATAGATCTGCGGCCGGCAGATCCTGAATCAGCCAAACAATTCAAACCAGTCAGATCTGTCATGGATACATCAATGGTCTCTGGTCAGATTTGAG